GTAGTGAATAGATAACATAAACCAGTATCCTTGTAAATGAATCCGTGTAAAGCGTCCTTAGAATTAGTTTTTCTTAGCACTATTCTATCAGTCAAATGTTTTACTACTGAAAACTCATCTGAAATTAAATCTAGAGATTTATTGCGTTGATTATAATCTTCCCAAGGAGTTAGTCCAATATATTCTGTGTTTTCAACTACAGTTTCCACTTTGGTTTCATCGTAGTGAAAATATCTGCATAGACTAAATAGAATATCTCTTTCTTCTTGAGTAATCTCCTGAATCTGCTCATAAGACATTTCAGAGACTTGATTGTCGTAGATGTAGATGTATCCACCAGTTCCCCTAGTTTCAATTAGTGCCTGAGAATGTCCCTTGAGCGTAGCAAGCTTTCTGTTTCCCTCTATCTTACTGCATCGGTAAATGATATGGTATCCAGAATTTATGGTCTTATAAATGACAAACTTTCTATTAAAGTCATCTATGTGATCGGAAATAAAAGATACGAACTCACTCCAGAACTTTTTCCCTTCTTGGATTGTAGGAAATACCTTTAAGTCTACATCTATACATTCAACGTCATAAAAACCAGTTATAATACCATATCCTTTGGTCTTGTATTCTAGCTTCTCTAATTCAGATTTTTCAATCTTTTTGGTCTGGTATTCTTTCCATAAAATCAAAGGTTTTTTACCCTCCGATATTGGCATTACGCTGAACCCTGAGTTCAGTAAGTTGATTGCTCTTCCTAATGTTACGTTCATTTTTGTGTTTTACAAAGTTTTGAAAAAAGAGGGGGGGGAGGGGTGTTTTTGGCTGTTTTGAGCAAAAAAGTGTACACAAGTTTACACTTAGTTTACACCTAGTGTAAACCCCCTAAAAGTGCCAATACGTTTAAATTAAGGCGATTTTAGGCTGTTTTTTCCACTAGGTTTACAAGTTTACACTTTTTTTTAGAATATATTTTTTTGACTAGGTGAAAATTTATTTTTTTTCATTTTTGTCAAAAAGTGTTCAAAGTGTTCACTTATTGCGATTGGAGCCAATAGAGCGCGATTTTGGTTTACACTTTAGTGTACACTTAGTGTAAACTAGTGTACACCTTCTTTCCGCGCTTTTCGAACCCAATGCGAAACTCTGTTGTAGTCTAAATCCAATTCTTTTGCTATGTCGCAAGTTCTTCTGTTTTCCTCTACCATACGCTCTATTTGTCTAACTATTTTTATAGACAAACCGCTTACTCTTCTGTGGTCCGTAAGTTTTAGAATTTCACACAAATGGTGGTATTTTACACCAGTCATTTCCATAATTTTTTTATACGGCAAACCTTTTTTGTATAATTCTAGAACTTGATCCGAGGATTTCAAATGAGCACAAGTATTTTTAGCTCTTTCATTGGTTAGCAAATATTCTTTGTAGATAAAATTATTTACTAAGTGTTTACTAACATTTAGTAAGGTTGCAATATTCTTATTCATTACTTTAAGTTTATACAACCTAACTATTTCGTCTTTCTGTTCTTGTTTTAGCGAAGTCATAATTTTCCGTAGTTTTCTCTGTAGTATTCGTTAGCATTTTGATTTTGGCAATCTCCTGCCAAATAAGCTTCAACTATCTGCTTTCTCTCTATTTCTTTGGCATCAATTAAAATTTTATACCAAGTAAGTTTGTCTTTTGGATTATCCCATAGTTTCTGGAATAACCAATCTACTGCTGTCTCATTCATATCGCCATTGTGTTTAAATATTCTCTACATTCTAAAACTTTAGCTTTTGCCAATTCAATTACTTCTGGATCGTAATCAATATCAAATTCCTTGATTCTATACTTGTTTTCCACGTGCGCGTAGCTTACTGGCTCCTCGTAAGTCAAGAAATCTGGAGTGTCTTGAAGCGTGTAAACTAATTTGGCCTTTTTTAAGCCCGTCAGATGCATATAAACTTGCAGTTGATAGAAGTATCCAGTATCAGGCTGATCGTCGAACAGAGGGAAAGTAAAGCAGTCCCACGAGGTTTTAAAATCGTAAACTATTCCCTCGTGAAAACAATCTGGAGTTCCTGTGAAGAAATCGTCCTCGAAATGTTCCAGATTCTTAATCATAAAGTCCTTTTCCATAGCTACCGAGTAAAACTCGATAGCCTGATCTTCCAAAGCCAAACCTTTTTCGATGTACTTTGACTTAATTTGCTTTTTTACGCCGTAAATCTGCTCTTTGTACCAATCTTCCAAGTAGCTTTTTGTCGTTTGGGACAAAGTTTCTGTTTTACTGCGCGCGTTAGTCATCAATTGACCAAGTGCGCTTGCTCTGCATTTAAAATTCATGATAAAAGAAGTTTTTCGTTTTGTGCTGTTAAAATATAAACCGACTTAATTTGCTCCATTGAAACTTTTCCGTTTGCTAAAGAATCCTTTGCGCCTTGCCATTTTACGTGTGAAGGATTTAATTCCTCTTTTTTAGCGCCGTGATCGTTAGTCGAATCTGGGTCTTTCGTATCGTCTATGAGAAAAAGTCCGTTAAGCGCGTACTTTCGAGCATAACTAGACGACGAGCCGAAACTTTGCGCCACATCCATTCCTTTTCGGTTGATGTCGATTCCAGCTTGAGCCGTTACTGCTCGGCCTTCCATATCTTTTTGGATTGCCGCAGTAGATTCAATGAATACGATACCGCCTACTTCTTTTACTTCGTCTTCAATAGTCAAGGTACATTCATACTTTAGAAGTAGTGGCTTCAAAGCCTCAAGAATGTCCTCTACTGAACGATATTTATACTTCCCAAAGGCGTTAAACTGATTTTTTGGAGCTTTTAGCTCCGCTTGGATTGAGATTAATTCTTTCATTGTGTTTAGTGTTTTTTTTTTAGTGTTTTAGTTAGGAAATAGGGAGGGGGGGAGGGGTATAAATTTCTAGCGTCTTTATTTCTGCGTATCGGAAGCTAAATTGGTCCCAATACAATTCGAAAGTATTAGCTATCTTTCTTTTTAGACTAGGCTCTATTTCGCCGTAGTTTTCATTTATCCAGTTATAAATTCTATCCTCTACCATTGTTAATCCATTCAGTTGATACAAATACTACCCATTGATTTCCTAGCTTTCTAGGCGGATGCACCCATTCGGGCGGATTGATTCCAGACCTAATAATCTGGTGAACTCTTGTTGATTTTTCGCTAAAGCCACGCAATACTCCGTATTCTGTGGCGGTCATCATTTCGTAAAGCATAATTGTACGTTGTTTTCTAATTGTTCAATAATAAAAGGGTCAAGAATTGCACAAATCGTGCGGTAATGATCAGAGAATTTTTCTGTTAAACAGTCGTAAAGTTCTAGCGTGAGCGATTTTCCATTACCGAAATAAAGCTCTAGAACAATTCCTTCGTTCTCGAAGGATTCCAATTCGAGCGTAAGCCCAGATTGGTCAAAAATAAAGTGGTGATCTTTTAGCATTTTGTGTGTGTTTTAGTGTGATGTAAATGTACAAACTTCTGTATATTAATTGCAAGTGAATTGTAAAATTTATTTTTGTTTTCCACCAGCGGTAAGTTTTTTGTTTGAATGGTTTTAATTTCCACTACCGATTTTAATTTCCACTACATCCTCGGATTTCGTCTAGGGTTTTAATTTTCACTAGGGGTTTTAATTTCCACTACGGGTTTTGTTTTCCACTAGGTATTTTAATTTCCACTAGGGGTTTGGATTTCCACTAGATCGCCGCGCGCTTTTTGTTTTCGTCTATTCATTTTGTTTTCGTTTTGGTTTTTTACTTTGGTTTTAAATTTTGTAACTGGTTCTAACTGGTTCTAATTTGGTTTATTCGTTTTGTTTTATACTACGGATTTGCACCGCTGTTTTTTACTTTGGATTTCGTCTACTATTTTGTATTTCGTCCACTGGTTTAGATTTCCACTACCTTTGGATTTCGTCCAGTACTTTTGTTTTATACTACGGTTCGACCGCTTTAATTATTATGCTATTTTTAAGCCCGTAGCGACGCGATAAATTTTTATTAGTGCTAATCTATTACTGAAAATTTAAACGTCTTAAAACGGCTAAAATTAAGCCGCTATTTTTTGCAAGTTGTACGCCACGCAATCCAAACCGAATTCGATAGAATAACCGATTTTAAAAAGGTCGTTTTCAAGTCGTATTAAATTCGTGTAGGTTTGTTCCTTGGTCATATAACGCACCAAAATAGCCCGCAATTCAGCGGGCCAAAGTTCAGGGAATTCGAATAAATCTTGCATTTTGTGTGTGTTTTAAGTTAGAAATAAATAGAAGCAACGGCGGGAAACGATCCCGCCCAATGTTCCAAAGTTGCTTGAAAAAAAAGGGGAATTAAATCCCCCTTACTAAATTAACGGTCGCTTGAATGTCGTAAGATTGGAACACAATCCCGCCGCCGAAATCCTTACCGCGGTACATTTTACCGCCTACTTTGCGGGCTTTTTTTACCACTAGATCAAACCTTTCTAAAATAGTAAGGCCTTCGCCTTCGCCTTCTTTTAGTAGGTCGTAAAAATGTACCACAAATCTAGGGTTCCCGTTTACGTCGTTGTTTATTCGTTTCATTTTGTGTGCTGTTTAGTGTTGATTAATATCTAGTTCCTCAATGCT